GGGGGTAATATTGGTTTGATAGTCCCATTTATGGTACCCCAAAAATAAATTTGACTCGACGAACACGCGGCCAGGCGTATCACAAGTCAAGAAAAATAAAATACATTCAAGGCCAGCTCGTGCTCCTGCTCGCTCGCTCCGCTCGAGCTCCTGCTCGCTCGCTCCGTTCGCTCGCCCTGCCGCAGGGTGCGGCCCGTTGCCATGCCGGTGCCAGCCTTTACTTGAATCTATTAACCATTACTTTACAGTACCATAAATGGTACTATAAAAGTCTCAATTTTATTTGCAAATATCCTTGACATTTACCGCGCATTGTGATACAATGGGGTCAGTTAAAGAAACTTACACAACAGAAAGGATGGGTCAGCATGAAAAAGATTAGTGCTACATTATGCATTATGCATTTTGAAAGGAGAATAAGCAATGATTGACAATAAAAGACTTAGCGGCTTTGTGTTACAGTGTATTGCAGAATTTGGGCCTGAGGGTCAAACTGATATTTTGCAAGAGGAATGCGCTGAACTTATTCAGGCGTGCTCTAAAGCAAAACGAGGTTACCCAGACTTTAAAAAACGACTTATTGAAGAAATCGCTCATGTACTCGTATCGTCTTCTGTGGTTGCTCGAATTTACGATATTAATGAAGACGATATTGTGGATGAAATCAATAAGAAAGCCGATAAGTATGGATTTTGCCGAGTGAAAGGAGTAAACAAAAATGATTAAAATTGAAAACGCTGCGGTCAGGCGAAAGAAAATGAATAAAGAAGAAAGACCTACTATGCCCGATATAGTGGCAGTGACTAAGTATTTAGTTGATATATGGTGCGGCAGTAAATGCCCGGAGACATATGAATACCTATTTGAATGCAAGAAGTGTAAATATAATGAACTTTGCGCAAAACTTGATGAATTAGCAAAGGTGGTCAACAAATGAGTCTATATAACGCATGGCATTTATTAAGCCGCTTTAATAACCTCTATGCCGTTTCAACAAAAGATAATGCAGCAAGGTTAATAAGCCAGAAAAATATTAACTATTATGGTCGCAAGACAGTAACATTGATGTGCATAAAGGATGGTGCGCTTCATTGCTATTATTAATTATTGCCGGATATGGTCGCGCAATTCTTCAAAGAAGCCTCATACAGAAGCGGCCATTGAAGAAATTAACCGTAAAGCAAGCGCGTTAGGGCTAATTTATGGACAAATGGTTCAGAGGTATAAACTATAAATTAGAAGTTTATGTTCATTTATTGACAATAGCAAAATAGCATGATATAATATAAGTATAGAGGACACGACAGCAAATGAACCGCGCGTTGATAGGAACTACTCTTTAATTAGAGCTATAGCGCATGAGCTAGTTACTCCCGTTCGGTTGTTGCGTGTACCTCTATTTGTTTTATGAGGTGCAAAAATGGATAAAAACAAAGAGTTGACAGAAAATCTTTATAATGCTTGTAAAAATTGGTTAGAAAATTTTGAGTGTCCATTAGATGAATGGAGGAAAACTTGTCAACAAATGCCTTGCTATTTTCTTTGTAGGCATCTACAATTAACAAAAGAAAGTGCGAAAATTTATTTAGAAAGTAGGCGATTTTAAATGGCATGGTTTGACCCAACAGACATATTAAACAAACAAAGGCTATTTAATTTTGTAACAGGCCCAAAGGGCGACGGCAAAACTACAGGTTGTCGCAATTATGGTTTAAACCTATTTTTGAAGGATAATACATCCGAATTTTGCGTTATTCGTCGTACCAAAACAGAAACGCAAAAAGCATACAAAAAGTATTTTGACGATATTAACACAAAGTTTAATTATAATCTTGACATAAAATACCGCTCTAATATGGCAGGTATTGAAACAGACGACGGCTTTAAACCTATTTGTCATTTTTTCAGTTTGTCAACAGATGCAGGTATACAGGGCGTGAACCTGCCAAATTTGCGCTATATGATTTTTGAGGAAATATTTCTTGACCCACGCAAAGGCAAACGCTATTTGAAAAATGAGCCAGAGGAATTTGCCCGGCTATATGACACGTTGGCTCGTCCGTCTGACCCAAATAGAAAGCGTGTACCTGTAATTTTTATAGGCAACTCTTTTGCAAGTAGCAACCCTTACTATAATTTTTTTCATGTGCAATTAAATAGTAAAGGTGAATTCAAAAATAAAAATATTTATGCTTTGCACATTAACGACGCAGAATTTACCGCACATGCAAAATCAACCGAGTTTGGCCAAATTATGGCAAATAGTGCATATGCAAAACATGCGTTTGAAAATGATTTTTTATTAGATAATTTTGACTTTGTTGTAAAAGACTTCCCCAAAGGCGATTTAATCTATACTTTTGTTTACGATGGCAAGACTTACGGCGTATGGGTAAATTTCAAAAGTGGTGGTTTATTTGTTAGTACAAAGTATAACCCTAATTGCCCATGCAGTTACACGTTTACCACCGACAATATGAAACCTAATCTATTAACGGGCAAAATGTTCTGCCGTGGCTATCATGGCGAATTAACTAAATTTGCGTATAACACAGGTTGCCTATTCTATGAGAGTCTAGCGATAAAAGACATTTTTTATGACATTGCTAGAATTTGCAATTTTTAGTAAATAATTTTGAAAAACTTATTGACATTCTACCTTATTTATATTATAATATATACAGAGGTTGAGAGAAACCTCGAATACAAACGAAAGGAGAACAACACAATGAAATTCAAGAAAATCTGTACCAAGGTAGAATTTTTGGATGAGCAGGAAGGCGGGAACTGGATTGAAAGTGTAGACATTATTTCCGGGCGAATTGCTAAAAGCAAATTGACTGGCTATGGTGTTATTAAGTCCGTAAGCTATCCTAAATGTGATGTGGAAATTCCCGATGAAATCGTAAACCAGTACGCAAACATTACCGAAATTAGCCAGTAAAGAAAGGAAGAATTAATTATGTTTAATCAGAATCTTGTACCCAAAGAAACGCCCGCAACTATGATGGAAAGTAGCATTTTTGGCGGCTGCTATTGCAGTCTCCCCATGAACACCGACGAGGAAAAAAAGAAGATTTTTAATGCAACTAATCGTGCTGATGCGTCGTTGCGTGAATGTATCAATATGCCTATTGAAATGATGGGTCTTTATATTGAGCCTGTCGAGTTTGAAGCAAAGGACGACGACGGCAGGCCCATTGAAGGTAAAACGCAGTTGTCCCCGCGTATGATTATTTTTGATAAGGATGGCAAGAGTTACGGCTGCTGTTCTATGGGCGCTTACAATAGTATTAAACGTATTGTTAGTATGTACGGTTTGCCCGATACGTGGGATAAGCCTATTACCATTGTCCCGGGGATTGTTACCAGCGGCAAGAATCAGGTATTGACCATTACTATTGCATAATGCAATATGAATAGAAAGGCGGTAAACTTGTAATGATGCAGGCAAGTTTACCGACTTTATTTTATTGGGGGGTGCTATAATGGCGCGTACATTTAGTAAACTATCTGAAAAGGACTTGTCTATTGCAGTAAGCAGATATAACCAGATGCGAACGCGCTATATAAAATCGGGCGGTAAAACAGTTGCACCAAAAATAACCACGCAAGAATTAAAAGCCCAAAGCGAAAATACCGCGCAATTAAGACAACAAATTAAACGATTAAATGATTATAAGAAAATTGCAGATTTTGAAAGTGCAAAAGTTAAGGGCTTTAGATTTGCTACAACAAAAGGTGAACGGCGCACAATTAGCAGACTGGACAGAGCGGCACGACAGCGATACAAAAAAGAAATTGCAAAACTAGAGGCACAGAAAACAACGGCAAGCAACCAGGAATTAATTAATAAAATTATCCCCGGTATTGAAGAATTAAAAGCAAAACCAACAAAAATCAGCAATATTCCTAATCGTGAAATTTTGGGAAAAGTACAAAGCAGATATGAACGGGAACAGCGTTACTATAAAAAGTATGGCCAAGCGGAATCACCTATTTTGCGGGTTGACCATTATTTAGCTGCATTTGTAAAGGTTGGTTGTTTTAGTGTTTCAAATGGCCCCTTAGTTTATGATGCATTGGCAAAGTTAAGCAATGAAGAATGGGCAAAACTGATTGAAGATTATCCCTCAATATTCGGCCTTGACTATCTATATGACCCCGGTATTCGCACACAAGCAAAAGTCAATGCGATTGCAAATGCGTTACAAATGGTTATATATGATGATAATTTGCCCGATGAGATTTAAACCATGCGTACAAGTAATATATGGTCGTGCGATTTTGAAACGACAACAGACCCGGATGACTGCCGCGTGTGGGCATGGGTCGCTATAAACATATATGATAATACAAAGCGTGAATACGGAAATAGCATAAGTACATTTATTGATTTTTTATGGGGGCATAATAGGAAATGCTATTTTCACAACTTAAAGTTTGACGGCACATTTATACTAGATTATCTATTAAAAAATGGCTGGTCGTTAAACAAAGAAAAGAAAGATTTGCAAACGTGCGAATTTAACACGTTAATAAGTGATAAGGGTTTTTATTATACAATGTGTTTATGTTTTGGCCCTAAGTCAAAATGTGAGATAATTGACAGTTTAAAAATATTGCCATACAGCGTTGATGCAATTGCAAAGGGCTGGAAATTACCAGTTCAAAAACTTCATATTGATTATAAAGCATACCGAGAACCGGGCCACGAATTAACCAAAGAAGAAAAAGACTATATTACAAATGATGCATTAATTGTTGCGATTGCCTTGAAATCCACATTCGACGACGGCTACAAGAAAATAACAGCGGGTAGTAATGCTTTTAATTTCTATGTTGACAAGTGTATGGGCGGTAAAAAGGGGTTTAGAAATACATTTCCTATTCCCGAAAATGACGCTTATTTACGTAAAGCATACAGAGGTGGCTTTACCTATGTTGCCCCGCAATACAAAAATAAGTTAGTTGGCGCGGGCCGTGTCTATGATGTAAACAGTCTATATCCTTTTGCACTACATTCACCGCACCTATATCCATATGGCGAACCTGTTTATTTTTGTGGCGGATATCAAAAGAATGATAAATATCCTCTCTATTTTCAGCGCTTTTATTGTGATTTTAAACTAAAACCAGACCACTTACCGACGATACAGATGAAAAACACAGCAGGTTATAATCCTACTGACTATGTTACAGAAAGTCTTAATGACAGTGTGCCGCTAACATTAACTAGCGTCGATTTGGCGTTATTTTTTGACCAGTACGACGTTTACAATTATCGTCCGATTGATGGCTACATGTATAAAGCGGGTGAAAAGCTGTTTGACACATATATAGAATACTTTTATAAACAGAAACAGCAAGCAAAACAAGAAAAGAACTATGCACGCTATCAACTGGCAAAACTAATGCTTAATAGCTTTTATGGTAAGATGTCAACAAACCCTATTTGTGCAAGTCGCTGGCCCACGTTAAAAGACAACAGATTAGCATATTTACCGGGCAACATTGAAAACCGCGAACCCGTTTATATTCCTGTTGGTTGCTTTTGCACCGCTTACGCACGAGACGTTACTATTCGGGCTGCGCAGTCATGCTATGACCGTTTCATGTATGCGGATACTGATAGTTTACATGTTTTGGGCGATTATGACGTGCCGGGCCTTGATGTTGACGATTACAGACTAGGCGCGTTTAAGCATGAAAACACATTTACACAAGCAAAATATCTACGACCCAAACTATACATGGAAGAAATGATAACAGGACGTGGCGAAACATTCATATTAAACGACTGGACAGTTACAGGCGCAGGAATGACAAAAAGTGTAAAACAGAAAGTAAGTATAGACTCTTTTGAATACGGGGCAGTATTTGACGGAAAATTAACAACAAAGATCGTCCCGGGCGGCACTGTTTTGGTAGACACAACATTTAAAATTCACGGTTAAATCTATTGACAAATACTAAATTATAATGTATAGTAAAGTAAAGAGGTGATTAAAATGAGCATAAAAGTATCACAGTTGACTTTAATTATGGTCGCAATTATTGCTGATTATTTGATAGGAATTATCAAAGCATGTTACAAGCATGAGTATAAAAGCGAGGTGATGCGGCAAGGGCTTTATCATAAACTTGCAGAGATTGCCGCTGTTGCCGTCATGTTTTATTTGCAGTTGGGTTTGCCGATGATTGGTATTGCAATCGACTTTCCTTTTATTAGTTTTATTACATTGTATATTATTGTAATGGAACTGTCAAGCATTGTCGAAAATATCGGTGAAATCAACCCCGATTTAATTGGCCCTCTTTCTGATGTATTCGAGAAGGTAAAGCAAGAAAAGGATAATAAATATGGAAAGAATCATTGATGTTAGCAAGTGGCAACAGAAAATTGATTTTGAAAAAGTCAAGAAAGCTGGATTTACAGGCGTGATGATTCGCGCTGGCTTTGGCAATAAAAACGGTTACTTGTACCCTGACGAATGTTTTGAGCGGTTTTATGGCGATGCTGTAAGTGCAGGTATGCACGTTGGCTCTTACTTTTATACATCTGGCTTGTTTCATCAAGCGGGCCGGGGCGCAAAAGAAGCCGCGTACTTTTTGGGACTTATTAAAGGCAAAAAATTTGATTTGCCGATTGCGTGCGATATTGAACTAAGCCCCGATGGATACAGAACCGCAACCAGTAAAAACGCAATTGACTTTTGCAATTATCTTGAAAATGCTGGCTATTATGTAATGATTTACGCTAGTGACATTAGCGGATTTAAGTCTAGACTAGATGTAAATATGGTAAACGCCTATGATAAATGGGTTGCACGTTATAATAAGAATGGGCCGCAGTATGTAAAAGATTGGGGTATCTGGCAGTATGGCGGTAGTACGAACTATCTTGCACATGTTCATGTTGACGGCGTATACAGTATGGCGTGTGACCAAAACTACATGCGCCGAGACTATCCCGATATTATTAAGCGTGTAGGGCTGAACGGTTATCCGAAACAGGCAAGCGCGGCAAAACTTTACAGCTTTACCGCTGATAATATTAGTGCAGGAGACAAAGAAAAATTTGTTGCACTTGCAAATGAACTACAGATTAAAAGTGAGGTGAAAGAAAAATGACGCGTGAAGAAATGCATGCAATCTTGATAGAATTTGCAGGGGCGGACGCTGAAACGCAGGGCCAGCTTGCCGCACGATTGCTAGACGAAAACGACGCAATTATTACAGAAAGCAACAACCGAGAAGCGGCCCGTCTTGCCGCCGTGGAAAATGAAAGTGCATTACGTAAGCAATACGTTGAACGCTTTTTAGGTGTGGTCCCCGGCCAGCCAGAGCCGCCCAAACCACCCGAAACCGACCTGTCAGAACGTGTAACTTTTGATTCTTTATTTAAGTAAAAGGAGTGTTTTATTATGCCTATTAAACCTACTGTATCCAAGCTTAATGCAAACAGCGTTGGTATCCTTAACGCAATTCGAGATAATGCCAGCGCCGATTATTACCAGGCAGTACCACAGGCAAAGGCCACTACGGAAAGTATCCGCGCTGTTGGTGAGCAGATTCTCGCATTTCAGCCCCGCATGAATGAGTTTGTATCCGCGCTGGTCAATCGCATTGCCCGCGTGGTTGTTACTAGTAAACTGTATTCTAACCCGCTTGCGTTTGCCAAAAAGGGCCTTTTGGAATATGGCGAAACTATTGAAGAAATTTTCGTTGATATTGCAAAAGCTAATGCCTATGACTGTAATAGCACGAACGAAACTGAACAGGCGTTTAAACGCGAAAACCCCGATATTAAAACCGCGTTCCATGCGCTGAACATGCAGACGTATTACAAAGTAACTGTCAGCGAACAGAACTTGCGGCAGGCGTTCATTTCTCTTGATGGCGTAACTGATCTTATCGCCCGTATTGTCAACAGTCTTTATTCTGGCGAGTCATATGATGAATATATCATGATGAAATACATCATTGCACAGAACCTCATTCCGGGCAATGTAAAAATGACAACTATTGACGCGGTAGACGATGAAACAAGCGGCAAAGCGGCAGTTAAAAAGGTTAAGGGCATTACTGGCAAATTGCAGTTTATGAGCAAAGAATATAACATTGCGGGCGTGAATACCTTTATTCCGTCGCCGTCTGATATTTTCGTTGTTATGACCGCGGACTATGAAGCAAGCATTGATGTAGACGTACTGGCAAGTGCCTTTAATATGGATAAGGTGCAGTTTATGGGCCAGCGCGTACTTGTGGATTCGTTTAGCTTTAATGACGGTGAACTTGCCCGACTTGATGAATTGCTTGCAAAAGACCCCACGTACACGAGACTTAGCGAAAAAGAATTGACCGCACTTAATACCGTTGGTATTGTGGTAATGAGCCGTGACTGGTTCCAAGTGTACGACGTACTGAATCAGTTTACGGAACAGTACAATGCGGCCCTGCTGTATTGGAACGAATTCAATCACGTTTGGCGCATTTATTGCGCGTCGCCGTTCGCGCCTATTGTTGGCTTTACTACCATGCCCCCGTCTATTACTAGCGTTACCGTTAATGTTGCAAGCACGGCAAAACCGAAGGGTAGACTTGTTGCGGTTGCAACTGTTAGCGGCACTGAGTTTGCAAACAAGGGTGCTAAATTCTCTATCTCGCCGACTACAAACGTAACAATCGACGAAAACACCGGGTTTATCGCATTTGGTGCGAATGCAAGTGGCAAGTATACTGTTACTGCAACCAGCGTGTTTGACCCGAAAAAGACGGGCACTGCCTCTATTACAGTTTCCTAATAACTGGCCCGGGAAACCGGGCCTTTATGAGAATAAAAGTACAAGCGGGTGCAATTCCTGCAATTCTCTATATTTACAATGAGGTGGAAACAATGACGCAAAATACAAGTTTATATATTTGCCGTGGTATTCCGTGGGGTAGTGATTATTACCATGTTAGATTATTTGCAAGTGCAAACGCGGCAAATACATATATTATAAGTAAAGCCGCCTACACTAAAACACAATACAGTTATATTAGCAAATCAAAGCAAATTCGCGTTGATGGCATGGCTGACCAGTACCGAGACTGTAATTATATTGCATGGAAAAATACAGGATATTCAAATAAATGGTTTTATGGTTTTATTACTGATGTAGTTTATTTAGCAGATAATACCTGTTTGATTAGTTTCGATTATGATATTTTCCAAACGTGGTTTTATGATACTACTGTTAATCCGTCGTATGTTGAACGGGAACACGTAAACGATGATACAATCGGTGCTAACACTGTGCCTGAAAACGTCGTAATGGGAGACCCCGTAAACGTGGCAAGCAGTAACAATTATATCCCGCATAAATGGTACATGTACGCAACGCAAATTTTTAAAGAATTGACGCAAGATGGGTTTACAGCTATTGCCCCCGGGGCGGAAAATAATGAAGTTTCCGGCTATTATAAAATCCCTCTTACTGATAGAGCACAGGCAAATAGAGTGGTTGAACTTTACACTCGCAAGGGTAAACTAGAAAGCCTTATTTCTATGTTTGCGCTTACTGATGAGAGCAGTGCCGCAAGTGATCATACTTATACTATTGCAAGCCCTGTCAATTTTGGCGGGTATGTTCCTAAAAATAATAAGTTATTTTGTTATCCCTATAATTATTTAACGCTTGTAATGGCCGGTAGCGAAACGCCGTACCGTTACGAATGGTTTACAGATAGGGCTGTAGGATTTCACTTGAAATTGCCTAAATACGCGGGCGGCAGTAGTTATATTTATCCCGTAGGGTATGAAAAAGAAGAAAGTTCAGGCGCTAGTTTTGCCCTTGAGCATTCAATCCCCACCGGCGCGTTTCCTACTGCGAGTTTTGGCGCAAACCAATTTCAAAATTATCTTGTGCAGTATGGCCCACAATTAGCAGTAGGCTTAATTGGACAGGTTGTAAACATTGGTGCAAGTGCCGCAACAGGCAATGCAGGAGAAGCAATTTCCACGGGCGTTGCGATTGGGCAAAATATTATGGATTTACGCACACACTCTTTAAATTCACAAACAGTAGCAGGCACACAGAGCGTAGCGCAACTTGTCTATGATACGCAGTTAATTATTAGAATCGTTTCTAAGCAGATTTTGCCAGAATATGCACAAATCATTGACGAATATTTTACCGCGTTTGGGTACAAAGTTTGTAGAATCAAAGCCCCGAATATTACCGGGCGGCCCTCTTGGAACTATGTTAAGACAATCGGCGCACAAGTTAGCGGCAATATCCCAGAATATGCAGAAACGGCATTAAAAGCAATGCTAAATAATGGCGTTACATTTTGGCATACAAACGATGTTGGAAATTATAGCTTGAACAACAGTATTTAAAAGAGGTGTTAAAAATGCAGAGGCCCCCGTGGATTGAAAACGCAAAATATTTTACTAACGTTACATATAGTACATGGTTTAACCGCCTATATAATATCGCTATTAGCCGTTTTGAATGGCTAAATTTGCCGGATACTTGCAACGAAAAATTTATTGAACAAGTGCTATTTTTTAACGGCTTTATGGTAGGTTATAAAGATACTGCACTAAACAGTTTTTTGATTATGCCTTGCACGAATAGCAGTGTATTGGATATTTTCGGTTATCCCGCTAAAGTAAACGCTTACGGCTATAACGGTTACATGGCCCAGAATTTGACCCCGTATACAATTACATTAGGACAAGAGCCGACAAGGGCAGATGCAGCTTTATTGTATGCTAATTATAGCCGTTGCCCAGACCTGCCCGCCGTTTTATATTTTGCCCGGAAACTTACAAAAATTGACCGTACAATCGATGTTAATATCAATGTACAGAAAACGCCATATATTATTAGTTGCGGTGAAAACCAGCGCTTAACCGTCGCTAATATGTTTAAACAGGTGGATAATTTCGAACCTGCAATTATTACTACTAAATTTTATGGACTGAATGGCGAAAAGCCTATTAATGTTATGGACTTGAAGCCGCCATTTGTTGCCGATAAAATGCAAACTTTGAAACGGCAGGTATACCAAGAAGCCCTCACTTATTTAGGCATTGAAGCAAACACAAGTGAAAAAGCAGAACGGCAAGTTACCGAAGAACTGACCGCAAACATGGGCGAAACGGAAAGCATGAGACAAAGCCCGCTTGCGTCCCGCAAACAGTTCTGCAAAGAATTTAATAAAATCTATGGAACTAATATTGACGTTAAGTTCCGTAGCGATTTACAACTTTCACAAATTATGGAAAATGGGGGTCTGACAGATGGCGAACTTTACGACGACGACAAGAACAATTTGTGAAATGCTAACGGGCAAAACAACCCCCATTGGCACAGTTATTGCAGAGGCTGCACCGTTATTTTTCAATTTTAATTTTCCATTTTATGACGAAACAAAACGAGCAGAATTTGAACAGAATTTTTTACGCCATTTCTATATGCGGGAAATCGGACTGGAAACGATTGATTATTTCATGTTACGCCTTGAAGATAAACTAAACACGATTATGCCGTATTATAATAAATTGTTGACCGTTAATGCTAAAGATTATGACCCTTTCTATAATGAGATTATCGACGAAAGTATTACCAGAGAAAGAACAGGAACTATTAACGGCACTGACACAACAGAAAGTAGCGGGAACAGCACTACTAAAGGCACAACCACAAGCACAACCCAAAGTAGCGCCGATGATAGCAACCAGCAAAGCGATTTACCACAGGGCAATTTGGCTAATTTTAACGATGGTTCTTATATGTCAAGCGCGGGAAAGGGCCATACAGAAAGCAACAGTACAGTAAACGGCACTGACGAAACCACAGGTACAAATAGCGGAAAAAGTAATGCAACCCGTGCTGAAACTAACACAGGTAACGAAACAGAAAAACGCACCGCAAATAATACACGCGGTAACAAGTCCGAAATGCTAAGAATGTACTATGAAGCACAGCGCAATATTTTAGATAATATCTATAATGACTGTGAAGATTTGTTTATGGGAATTTGGTGTTAATTATGGCAAAAGAAATAAAAGTTACCTTTGACGATGGCGGCATATATGAAGGATTTGCAAACACTTATACGCTAGATAATTCAATTACATATTATTTTTCATTTGACCGCGATTATAGAGTGCAATTAACTAACGGTGCAATAACATTGCAGGAATACAGAAATGCTGGCGCGTGGTATCCTATAGAGCTTATTACAAAGTTCGAATTGTCTGAAATTAGCGGCGGCGGTACAGACACGGGCAACGCAACAAAAGAATGGGTACAAGATAATTTTGTACTAAAATCCGGCGACACAATGAGCGGGGCACTTAAATTTAATTTTGGCGATGGCGTAATAGTTACTATTGGTCAAGCCGCCAATACAAAACGCGGCTATATCAAACTAAACGGCGATATGTTTTTTATCAACGCAGAGAATAAAACGATTGCAACGCTTGCAACTGATAAGAATTTTGCATTAAATCTATACCAGTCTAGTGACAAAATTAATAGTGTTATTGCGTTTAGAAATTATGAATATGGCAATAGCGGGCTAATTCGCACTATTAGTTATTCACAATTTGCAAATAACGATACTAACAGTTCGTGGGTATTTACCGGCACATATATTGCGACTAATGCATGGACGTTTAAGTCCGGTGGAGTTTATTTTGACACCTCTACATATTGGCGCACAAATAATATTATAAATGCCGCGATTTGGATAAATGGCAATATTAGAATTTATAATAATGGTAATCTTGCAGTACATAAACTCGATCAATATGCCACCACAAACTATTATACATCTTATAACTATAACGGGCGTACAACCTTTTCTAATATTGGCGGAGAAGACCCCCGCTATAGAATTACAGGATATAATAACTTTGTTAATAGTATTGAATCTTATGGCGGCATTACAATTAAAACGGAAAATCAAACCACAGGAGCACTTACAAGACTAAGACAAGGCGAAATTTATATAGAAAATGCTAGTGACCCTAACAATAATGATAGAACAGTTATAGCAAGAACTAGATTCTTGCAATATGCAGGAAGTAACGCACGGTTTACTGTTAATAGTGGCAGATTAGATATTTATAACAACCAGCATATATTTTTACATAGTGGATTACCTAGCACAACTGAAAGTTACCGGGAATTTAGCTATGATGCAATCAGAGGCTATAATAACGCACCACTTAATATTACCTCTGATGTACGTATAGAAGCTAATGCACCTAATTTTTATGTTATTGCACCGCGGGGCACGAACATTACAAGTAATTATGGCTTTATCGTATTGCAGGATGGTAAGGGTGTATATGGCCGTAGCAGTAATGCAGAAAATAACACTTATATTACTAATAAAACGCAAAACATATATGTACAGACCTCGCAAACCCCGGCCAGCAATAGTAAACGCGATGAACTGGCCGCAATACTTGACCTTTTCCAAATTGTTTATAATGTTTTGGAATCGGCAGGAATCCCGGGCGCTAGTGCAATAGCGCAGTATACAGGTGACGTTGTAATGTGGATATATGACAACCAAAACGGCGTACTAAAACCGACAATTACAAAAATTCGCAATCTAATACACAATTAAATAAGAGGTGAAATAAATGTTTATTCATGATATTGCTGATTTTCTTGTGAATTTGACATGCAAAGATATTAAACCTGATATTTATAGCGTGTTTGATTCACCAAGTGAAAACAACTGCCCTAATAATGTAAACAGCGAAAAACTTACTATTCTGGAAATTCTAAACGCTATTGGGTGCAGGTTGAAAAACCTGTTCGGATTCGTTAAAATCAATACGACTACCGAAACTATCGACGAGGGCGAAGCGGTTGTAAATGTCAATGGCGACGAGGATAATTTGAATTTTGATTTTAAAATTCCCCGTGGTAAACCTGGCCCTCAAGGCCCGGCAGGTCCCGGGGTTGCCACTGGTGGCACAACTGGACAGGTACTTGCTAAAAAATCAAATACAAATTATGACACTGAATGGATTAACCCGACAAGTGGCGGCACGGTAAGTGTAAACGTTGGTAAAACTCTTACGGGTGAACCCGGAACAAATGCAAGCGTTACTAATAGCGGCGACGAAACAAACGTAATATTAAACTTTACTATTCCACGGGGTAAAACTGGCCCTCAAGGGCCACAGGGTGAACCGGGTGCAGATGGTAAAACTGGCCCTCAAGGGCCAGCAGGTCCCGGGGTTGCCACTGGTGGCACAACTGGACAGGTACTTGCTAAAAAATCAAATACAAATTATGACACTGAATGGATTAACCCGACAAGTGGCGGCACGGTAAGTGTAAACGTTGGTAAAACTCTTACGGGTGAACCCGGAACAAATGCAAGCGTTACTAATAGCGGCGACGAAACAAACGTAATATTAAACTTTACTATTCCACGGGGTAAAACTGGCCCTCAAGGGCCACAGGGTGAACCGGGTGCAGATGGTAAAACTGGCCCTCAAGGGCCAGCAGGTCCCGGGGTTGCCACTGGTGGCACAACTGGACAGGTACTTGCTAAAAAATCAAATACAAATTATGACACTGAATGGATTAACCCGACAAGTGGCGGCACGGTAAGTGTAAACGTTGGTAAAACTCTTACGGGTGAACCCGGAACAAATGCAAGCGTTACTAATAGCGGCGACGAAACAAACGTAATATTAAACTTTACTATTCCACGGGGTAAAACTGGCCCTCAAGGGCCACAGGGTGAACCGGGTGCAGATGGTAAAACTGGCCCTCAAGGGCCAGCAGGTCCCGGGGTTGCCACTGGTGGCACAACTGGACAGGTACTTGCTAAAAAATCAAATACAAATTATGACACTGAATGGATTAACCCGACAAGTGGCGGCACGGTAAGTGTAAACGTTGGTAAAACTCTTACGGGTGAACCCGGAACAAATGCAAGCGTTACTAATAGCGGCGACGAAACAAACGTAATATTAAACTTTACTATTCCACGGGGTAAAACTGGCCCTCAAGGGCCACAGGGTGAACCGGGTGCAGATGGTAAAACTGGCCCTCAAGGGCCAGCAGGTCCCGGGGTTGCCACTGGTGGCACAACTGGACAGGTACTTGTTAAAAAATCAAATACAAATTATGACACTGAATGGATTACCCCGTTACCTTACGTGCCTATAGGTGGTATCATTGAGTGGGATGGGACAGGTCTGATAGGTGCGCCAGATTTAAGCACGCCAGAAAAAGTTGCATCTGTATATGGATACGGCACGTGGGAACGGTACGGAACTGACAGGGTGACGGTTGGCGCTGGCGGAGAGTATAATGCAGGTAGTATTGGCGGTGAGAAGGAGCATACACTTAATATTGCAGAGATGCCGTCCCATCAGCATCAACTCCACGGATGGGCAATCGGCATGGAAGGCACCTCATCAAGCCAATATGCACCAACGTACCCCTACAGCCAGTTCGACAACACAAGTCTTACGACCCGTCCAATGGGTGAAGGTCGGCCTCACAATAATATGCAGCCATACGTCGCCACATACCGTTACCGCCGCATTGCGTAAAATAAAAGGGCAACTAATTTAGTTGCCCTTTTATTTTACGCAATAATTATTTTCTAACCTAATTTTACAGATTTATTAAAGCCGTTATTGCCTAATTCTATTAGCTTAATTTCTCTTGATTCGTCAAACCGCATTTATTTCACCGCTTTAATGCAAGTCAAAATTGCACCATCTTTAAGTTCTGCGATAATCGTCCTTGCAAGAGCATCTCTCTAGTATTAAATACATACATATTAACACCACGAACAAAATACAAATCATAAGTTTTCATTTTGTTTCTTTCCTTTCTGTTGTGTAAGTTTCTTTAACTGACCCCATTGTATCACAATGCGCGGTAAATGTCAAGGATATTTGCAAATAAAATTGAGACTTTTATAGTACCATTTATGGTACTGTAAAGTAATGGTTAATAGATTCAAGTAAAGGCTGGCACCGGCATGGCAACGGGCCGCACCCTGCGGCAGGGCGAGCGAACGGAGCGAGCGAGCAGGAGCTCGAGCGGAGCGAGCGAGCAGGAGCACGAGCTGGCCTTGAATGTATTTTATTTTTCTTGACTTGTGATACGCCTGGCCGCGTGTTCGTCGAGTCAAATTTATTTTTGGGGTACCATAAATGGGACTATCAAACCAATATTACCCCC